TTTTGCTATAAAAACTACGATTACAGAGGCCCCCACCGGGGCTGTTGATTTCCCTCGGTAGGGTATGCTCTGTAATCGCATTAAGGATCGGAATACTGTTATAATCAGCTCTCATCCATGGTGTTCGTCGTTTATTATGTTGACGCCTAGTTGTTAATGTAGGTTTTGTTCACGAGAAGCAGGTAAAATTACCTCCTCCTTCTCGGCCACACTCTTGTGGTGTTGTACACACTGCTGTGCACGGCTATTCAGGATACACTCTCTTCTGAATACCAGTTCTTTGATTAATCACCGCTTGGTTGGTGGTTTTATTTACATGTGTTTTCTCACATCCAGCGCTCAACACAGCGCACGTTAACCCACCGGCTGAGCCAAGGCGAGAGGAGGACAACCCACAAAGTACGTGAATTGAAAATCCTCCGCCACAGACCTAAAGTAGACGGGTTTATCCTGAAACTCCATAGACAAGGAAGACCTAGGAATTGAGTATTCTAGCCCTGCTGCATTAAAGGGGATCTTATCAGTGATGTTAGGAACATTCATTGAAATCGGAGCCCGAGAATAATACGGCAAGACTGTACTAGTCAAACCTATTCCTGCGTCTGTAAGAGCAGTCCCATGGGGGCTGATTCCGGCGTTACCAAAGTACGTCACGGCAGCATTAGTGCCATTGACGGACGTACTTTGGGAGAAACTTTCTCTGCCAGAAACAACCTGGGAAGGAGCGAGAGTCATACTGAGCGAGCCTACGGCTGCAGCAGTATCAACGGTAACTCTCATGCCACCTCGGTAGAATGCATACATCGGACTTACAAAACTGAATGGATCTCCTCCAAACTTCGGTGCTTGTATTCCAGTAGCCTTCAAAGTGCATACAGAAGTGAAGAACGGCCAAATGGCAATCCTATCAGTAGCTGTAGCTAAGGTGGTGGTAAAAATTTGATTGTTACGAGCAATCAGTTGACGGACACTGGAGAAATACTCTCCAACACAGAGCTCTGCGCTCTCTAGTGTCTCTGTATAGGTGGGTTGTGATCCCACAGATTCGCTAACCAAATCCATTCCCACACTACCAAACGTTGCCATCTGGGGTGCGAAAGGAGGACTATTGAACGTATTCTGAGAATAGCCAGGCACTGCCAATTCGTAATCTGCCGAAGCAGAGTAGAAAAACAGTAGCTGAATTCGTTGACTGGCTGTCTCAGGAGCACGTAGCTCATTGAGTACTCTCACAGTCAGAATGCCGAAGTTTTGTTCAATGTCCAAATACGGAACAGGAACCAAGAAAGGTAAGTCTAAGGTGATCTCGTTGCCTTCTCTGATATCTATAATCTCACGTAGAGACATGGTACTAGTTGACAGAGATGGAATTGAGGCACCAGGACGTGGTATAAACACGATTTCCAATCTTCCTGAATGGTAATCTGTCTTCGCTATCTTGATGTTCAGCTTAAGACCGCCGCGATATTGTCGAAACATCGTCGACAAGTACCACGCGGGAGGTCCAGTAGCCAATTGTATTGATTTGGGGGTTGCTGTATAAGTACTTACCGAGTAAATGTGGCGTGGACCAATCGGTGCGTTCAACAGCAAAGTTCCAGACGGTTGGGATGTATCCCAATTAACCGTACGTGTCATGGCGGGTACACTCTTCAAATACGCAAACGACATCTCGTCCTCGTCAGTCAGTGACTTCCCGTCAATAATACGCACAGAATTTCCTGCTCTTAGGGCTAAAGGAAAGCCATAATCACTTCCATCTGAAGTGGCTGAGAACCTGGAAAACTGTCTAGACATGGCTCCTGGAGCCATCTCATTAAATGGTTTTGACCATCCGAAGAAGGACGCAACACCAGACGCTCCATCAAGCATCCATTGTGCTGGTCCAGCTAATCCCGCTAGGCCCGGAATAGCAGTTGCAAATCCAGCGACTTTCGCCGCCACGGAAAGGGCATTCGAAACAGGTGTGTTAGCCATCGCTTTGGCTTCCATACTATCTGCTTTTAACGCCATTGATTTGAAACTGGTTTTCTTGCCTTTCTTACTACCACCCGTCCCAGACATCTCTGGGAAGAATGGAGCAACTAGCTCTACATCTTCAAAATGGGCATACAACGAAAAGTTGACAAATTCCTCACCGGCCGTTCCTGTGGCCAACGGTGACATTACTGACAAGAATATAGCTCCACGCTCATATCTCACCAGTGAATTTGCTACACCACTCCAAGTCAAAGGATAATGACTTGCTGGAGTAATGTAGGGTATCTTCAAAATCGCTGTAGTCTCCCTGCAGTCAAGGATAACTCCTGGCTGCATGGACTTCGTCGTAATATTATAATTGTGCATACCCTCATACGAATCACTCATCGTAGGGTCCAACGCCTGCTGCGCTTGAACCATGGGTAGGAAATGCATCAATAATTTTCCAGACTGGAAGGGATTTGCATTCATCTGCAACCGATACACGATCGTTGCTTTAATCATACTAAATCCTTTCCACTTGGGTATCCATGACGATGACACCTCAAGTAAAGAGTCTGTTCCAAATCCGGTAGCGCCAAACAATGATGCGCCTTGCACATCAGTTGAATTCCAAACGCTATTGGTAACTAGAAATGGTTTTGCCAAGAAATCCTTTATGCTCTCACTCGTTGAGGGCAAGGCGAGTGGCAGCTCGCGCGATGACAATGTCTTTTCCACGACAGTATCATCTTCAGTAATTGTGGTTGTTACACCTAGGGTTGTTGTTGTTTTTGAATCCATATGTGTTAATTGAAAATTTATAGTCCAGTGTGGTCCCTTACTCACTTTTCAGGGGGTGTCACTTTGACTCGGCTCACGCCAATTTTCGGATGTAGCGATGGTATTTATCTCAAAGTTCAAACAAATCTTCACACCTCACTCAGTCGGAATGCGCTCTATACGTCACTTCCTCGTTCACTACAAGGCTTATGACTGTGTTCTAATTTCTCTACTATTTAATATCCTATCTACTCGCCCGTGCAAGACTTCCAGTCTACACACGCCAACGGTGCCTGGCAGCACTACTAAACTAAATCTACGTTGACTAATCTACTATATCTAAAATACACTAAAATACACATGAGTTTTTTTCGCTATCTCAAGCGGTGCCGTCACTTAGTTATGGACAGCATCCAACTTATCCACCTCATCGAAACACTTCTTGAATGTCCGGTAAAATGGCAAGTACTTCAGCCTCTCAGAGCTCGCCTCAATAATCTTAGGCGCATGCTCATTAAACACTTCTTCTCCGTGCAATGCGAATTCATACAACGCAGTCTGCACGACTCTCTCGAAATCTTCAGGCTTCATGCCCTTATCTCTCCACTGAAAGCTTTTGTAAATACTCTTAATCTCCAATGGCGCCACAGTACGACCCAACACGACTCCAAATCCTCTCTTCAGGAATTGTAAATCCGATATATTTCTAAACCCAACAGGGTTCACCAACGGATCAGTCTTGTCTGCATTCGTAATCATAATGCCAAAGGGAGATAATTTCTCCTTGTAATATTTGGAAGTAAGTCCCTCAAACAAGTTGCTGAACGAGCCAATCATATCATCACCACCTGTAACAATGTGACAATTTTGATTGGCTAGCTCAAGCATCTCATGATTGAACTCTTTGCCTAGCTTCTCCACTAGGAACCACGTCTGCACGTATAAATTCAGGCACTGGTTCACGATATCATTAACGGCGATAGTAGGGGGCGCTCCCGAAGGATTCGACCCATTCCACTGCACAATCTTGTCTCCAACAAGATGGTAAGAAAAGGCTATCATCTCAGCAAGCCATTCTCTAACCTTAATATCTCGTGCACTTGGACTAACGTACATTGCAGCAAGCACATCTAACAGTGCCGCTTTGATCATGTCCGGTCTCAAGTTTGCATCGAAGAACTGTGCGTCCAAATCCATGCCCTGCTTCTCTCCCCATTCTCTTAGGAGTGTTGCTAGCATAGGCCAATCTGAATATGGATTGATGCGTCCTGCGTGCTTGTTTCTGATCTTGTACTGTCCCATGTAAATTCTTTCCAATGCCTCACCAAAGAACATTCGGAAAATCACCTGGAACTCCAAATCAGCTGTACTAAAATTTCTCGTTCTGCCTGCGTCTACCTTAGCAGCCGCTAGAACTTCATCTTTCAAACAGTCTACAAACACGTGAATAGGAGCACAATCTGCTACAATATCATCGATGCGTTTTTCTACCCGCTTACACAAATCAGCGTAACCTGGAGCGTCAGTAGTTTGCTCGTCAACACCTAAAAAGTACCCTTTTCCTTTGGGTCCTCCTGGTGGAATCAACAATCTACTAGGCATTCCAGCGCTTGTGCCTCGTGTTATCCCATCATATCCGGGAAATCCGAAGCAAGCACGGTCCATCGACCATACTTCTTTACAAGAACCATGAATCTTTACTTTCTCACAAGCTAAAAATTGCATGGTTTCACGCATCTCTGCGCCCATAGGCTTCAAGACGTCAGGACTATACCTCTCAGCAACCTTCACCCTAGGATCTACAATCTCTCCTTCAGGGTTCTTAAATGCTTTAAGGTGAGCAGGCTTCATACCATAATCCGGCCCTACATCATGCAACTCACTTTTAATGATACTAGTGACTCCATAACTATGGATCGGTTCTACATGGCACAAGATTCTACCTCCTGGCTTCTCGTATATCTCCGCCATCATGTCAGCCACTCTAGGCTTCAGTGCTCCAGGCACTATGACAGGCGGGACTACCTTGGGCGTATGCGGTGCTACCATCTCTTGGCTTAACATCAGACCAACGCCCGCTTCACCGTTGCCAGCTACGTGAAAAGAAATCAACTTCCAATTCTCACCGAATCTGGCGAACAGAGGACTGCCACAATCTCCAGGAGCTGTAACAGTTCCGTACAAGACAGCTTGAGAAGCTCCATACTTGAACTCCTTATATCTGCTTTGTACATGTTTAGTAAATGGACAGGTTACAATGGACTTATTAAATCCAACGACTGTCTTCTCTACACGGACAAATTTGCCCTCTTCACATGACTGCGGCATCCTCAAAATTTCCTCAGGTGACAACAAGTGTCTCCTAATATCCGGAACACGAGGAATTAGATCTACCAATGACAAAAATACTACGTCATCTGGCACATCTGCATATATATTTCCCGCTAGATCCTCAGTGCGCTCTTCTACATCTATCTCTCCAAGATTAATGTTTGCACTACCAGCGGCTACTCTACGTATGCGCAGTGTAGCGGTTTCAGTGTCTGTAACTTCTGACCAGTAATACTCAAGATAGTGTCTAGGCATAACTAGCGTTGTTCCAGCTAGTCCTAAAGCCCACCCTTTCTTAAGTACCACCTCATTCACGACAATCTCTATCGTAAACATATTGGTGCATACCTTGTTAATAACATCCGCAGAATGATCTCCCATCTCTGCATGTTCTATAGCATCAGCATGTACTCCTCGCATAGATCTAAAACGCAAGCGTTCTCTCTTAGAAGGCTTTTTGTTAGGTTTGATCTTGGTTTTACCGGACTCGGGGGAAGTCAAATCTCCCTTAAGAATCATGCCACCAAACGAGGCAGTTGTTATTGCTTCTCCAGCCTTGAACCATGAATAGCAAGTAGCAGCCGCACATACGACTGTAAAAGCAGACAAAATAGGGTTTCTCTTAATGTAATCAAAGATTCCCACAAATGCCGCCTTAACAGGAGCATACGCTTCTGCAACATAGGTCTGCATCACGTAATCGATGCCACTGACGATAGGTTTACCAAATAACTTGTATACCTTCTCGGCGATGACAGCGATATCAACAGTGACGTCCCAATAAACACGCTCTAAGTGCATACGAACTCTAGCAATAAAATCTGCTGCTAAAGAGCCCGCCACATCAGTCTCGAGTCCATCACCTTCATATGTTGTCTCGAAAGCCGTAGCAGTCTGTTGTCTTGTCATTGGAGTAAGTGGATATGCATTCAAAGTAGCCTCATCCGGCCTGCCATTTTTAAATACAGCAGCCGTCACAGGCATATTCTCAGAAGTCTTATAATACGACTCCCATGAAAACATTTCCGGTCTAGGAACTTTCCGCCCTTTTTGGCGCAGTTCGTCCCAAGAGGTCACTCCATTCCTACGCAATGCTTCAGCAGCTTCACGCTCGTTATTTTGCTTACGAGTGTAAGTATACTTATCAGAGAAGCTACCCAACTTGGCTGCTTTCATCTGAACATCTTGTAGGAACTGTTCATAATTCATGAATGGTACGTCTGGCACAGGTTTGCCAGCCATAAGATCCCAATGATGTATCTCCCACAATTCCATGGAAAGTTCACCAGGTCTTCCTGCTACTTCTAATTTCGAAGCCTTAGCAGGATCCATTCGACGCAATGTAATATCTTCTTCCTCATCCTTTGAATATTGTTTCTTCACAGTCCAATAGTAAGGATTAGCACGTCGCACTATAGCTTCAACACAGTTCATAGAACCGAGTTTGTGTTGATTCCATTGCTCAAGATTCGATGAATACAAAGTCAATCGATAATCCGCAGCAAAATTTGCCTTGTTGTGCAACGCAGCTTGGTCAGGATAATAGGGAGCGTCGTTATCAGCTCTCATCATCTCAATAGAAGACACACTCATTCCAGCCTTGAAATCACGTTCCATATGCAACTCATCAATGACAAGTGCTTTCTGATACATGAATCCATCATGGAAATTCGCATCAGCGTTCAAGAAAAAAATGTTACCTTCAGGATCTTCGCCGTGATCACACAACTCTTCTCCTTCCAAAATACGGAACAGGATAGATTGCGCAACAAACTGTAATCCTACAGACTTTCCAGTGCCTGGCGGGCCGATAAGTGTCACATTAATCGGTCTGCGACGCACATCTGTCTTCTTGAAAACGGGAGCGTGTCTCTTATTGAGTTCATGAAAAATTGGCTCCAAATACTTGGCGCAACTAAACTCCGCAGTTCCAGGCTTGACAGTCTGTAAATACTTCACATATTCATCTTGTAGTTTCAGGATGGCACGTCCAGTGTTCTTAGTAGGACGCACCTGATTGGCTACAAAATCTTCAGACATCTTCCGAAGAGGAATCTGTATAGCAGCTAATCTAGGAAATGGATGGACCATCTCTTCCCATTCAGGCTTGTTAAATGCCTTACCAAGGAAGGTTACAACGTATTCCATTATCTTCAACAGATACGATTCACAAAATCCCACAGAGTCGCTCACACCTTTGGCTAGCTTACTGCCCTGTACAAAATTCTCAATAAATGAACTTTGAGGGCGAGTGCCAGTTACTTGGTAGTGCAACCATGTAAAAATAGGAACTCCAACCAACTGGAATAAACTGATATCACCAACCTCAGGCCTCATCGGCTTGCTGGTAGTTTTATTCAGCATACTCTCAGTGAACACAAAGTCCGCGGTACCGCTAGCTTCCATATCATATGGTTCATCAGCTTCGGGTACAAACAAATCTGCATCTGCTTTTGCCTTCCAGGCAGCAGTCTCGATACTACTACAGATATCTTGAAACAATTCATAACTCGAAGTTCCAACACCATACATAGTAACTAGAGCACTGCAAATCCCCACGACGTTTTTCAGCCATGGGTATTTCTCAGGCATAGTAGTATACATATAAATCCCTAAGCCGCCTAAAACGACACAGCCACAGGGAACAATATACTTTGTATTCTCTCCACACATACTCTTGAATCCCTCAAACAATCCAGCAGTGTCAAATGTGTGATTGACATTGCCCTGCATGAGGGGAGTCTCTAACCCCTTAGCTCCAAAGGACATGAACTTTTGAAAGAAATCGTCCATGTAGGTTTGGGTCTCTGGGTCGATCTTAATATTGATCGGGACTCCATCAGAAGGGGCCAAGCTTTTAAAGGCCGCCTTCTTCATACCATCTATATCCATCTCCGGACTATAGCCTTGCTCGTCTGTCTCTAATAGCGCGGTGACAGCGAGGAGGTCATTCTCAGGTAAATTACCCGATTCTGAAAGGTTTATAACATCAGCACGCACAAGTGCTAGATATTTCTTCGGCATACGTTCGGTACACTTATAAGCCATGAGAACGTTGTAGAAGAACACATACTTGTATTCAAATTCTACTACTTCCATAGCTTTCAATAATGTCTCGAAAAAGACGTCTTCATTTACGTCATTATGGCCAGTAAAGGATCGGAGTAATGGGGCCATGCCCTCTCTAAACGATTCCATCTCTGGCTTAAAACTTGCCGGATTCGAGGAGGCGAACTTATTGTACGCATCTTTGCAATCACACCACTTGTGGCTGCAATCCTCTTGCTTTACGAATGGCTTTCGGAAAACATTTTTAATGAACTCTTCTTCATCTATATCTATGTCTTCTTCAGCTTCAACAACTACAACAGGCAACACGCCACGTCGTAATTTCCACTCCTCCGTATGAGTGAGTCCATCACACATGCAATACCAGTAGGTAGTACATTTGGACTTTGGGGGTTCCATATTAGGCAGGTCTACACCTCGCTCTAATAACGGAACGTCAACGCACTCCAATATGGGCACCAGCCCAACAGCGTCAACTTCATCTTCTTCCAACTCCGGCATCTCATCTTCTAGGTCCGAATGTTCATACGGTTTACCTAAGACAAGCATACCATCACAAGTACAGAAGTGCTGTAAACAGCATTTAGTAATTGGCAAATCATATTCACTCTTGATCGAATTCATTTTTGATGTATCTGTTTCGTAAGTGTTGTTTGAATTGGCTGAGTGGTACTAATAGGTCGATTAATGGGTACGACCTGGACCCCCCTAAGCACACGTCTTAGGAAACGCACATAAGACATACAATACATAAGTCGATTCCACGACACAAGTTGGGCCACACCGTACTCAGAACGCCAATTCAAGAGTTGTTCCACAGGTCTTAACATGCTTGACGCAAGAATTACCAAGCTTGGGCAATGTTTTACTGTGGCTCTTTCGAGTTTAAGTGCAACGCAAAGTGTGTAATGGAAATGTCCCCTACACAAGGGTAAGACAGGCACGAGGGCCTGACAACTTATGAGCGTACGATATGTCTACATGATTCAACTATCTATTTTTATTTTATATTATATTTTTGTTTGATTTTATGAAATTTCCTGATATCGGGCTCGGAACCCTTCATCTACAGCTCGGTCACTAATTTGACTCAGCTTCTTACGACACCACGTGTCGGAGCAAATAACGCTTTGTTTAATTTAAAAGACAAAACTTTTGTCTAAGATACTACATAATCTTTATTTACATAGAGGGTATTGAGTTCTATGGTCGTATTGAAATACATTGACGAAATTATATCCAGGTGCAAGCTGGAAACGCCTAATGGTTCAATACATACAGTTCTACGATACTGATAAAACGGCTAGAGAAAAAGAATTACAATGACACAAGTGTATGATAAGTACCCATGCATCAAAAACTGAGATTTACAATGTACGACAGTGTTGTTACAAAGTCGCACAAAAACTAACGTAGTCTCTTAAGGACACACAGCAACAATTTGGAAAGAGTTGCGCTTGTTAAGATCACGTAATAGGTAAAAACCTAAAACGTATG